CTAAAACCATCAAACCGGATGATTTTTTTAATCCACTCTTTGACCTAGTAGTGAATACCCCATTGAAGCAAACAATAGGCAATTGAGCTTTTAAAAACTTCTGCTCATCCTCATCCTCTGTAATTCTAATCTTTTCAACTAAATCTTTTGATGCACCATCTTTTATACGGTCCAAAAAATATCCCACATCCTTATTCAATTTGGGTGCAGTGTCAGTTACTTTTTTAAAAAATGATACTTTCATATATTGACAAAAAAAACCCTGTAAATCCTGTGCGTCTCACTTCACATTCATTACAGAGTTTTAATAACTTCTTTCGGTTCTATTTTGTGAGACGGAACCGTTCACAAATATACTAAATATTTTAATATCCAAATCAATTGTGCTAAAAATTTATTGTTTGTTCTGTTTTGTGCTGAGTTTGTACTGATTAAATTCTTTATTATCAATTACTTAAATCAAAATAGCACAAAAAAACAAAAAAAAATAGCTTTGAAAAATCACATAAAAATAAAAAAGTAAAAAAAATACATACAGTGATAAAAAAAAATAATATAAAAATATATACTATATATAATAGGGTTTCAATTGTACTTTTGTACTAATGTTAAATGCTTGATTATCAGTAATAATTTAAAATAGGCAGCACAAAAAAACCCTCCATGCAATGCAAAGAGGGTCTTTTCAATAAATAAAATCAAACAGTATGACTACAAAGATATGTCTTTATACATGTTGTTTTTAATTCTGAACTTAATTTTCTTCAATCTCTCTAAACTATAACAGTTGATAACATCTGTAACTAAACTGTATGACTTAGGTGTTGACTCAAACATCATAATCAACTCATCAACATGATCCAGATAGAGTTTATCCTTAACTGAAATCAAATCTTTGTGTGTTTTGATTCCATAGATTACAGATGCATGATCCCTGTTGAACATGGTTGCTATGTCATAAAGAGTGAAACCTTCATTCCTTAGCAGGTTGTACAGGTAAAATCTTTTGTAACTGTATTTTCTGTATCTGTGCCTTGCTTTGAGGTTGTTATCCTCAATGTATTTTAAGATTTCTTCCATAATCCAATAAGTATTAATATTATCCCCACTGTGAAAAGTAACAGTGCCATTTTAGCCTCCTCTGCCATTGTATTATAATTTAAATTTTACCATGTAATAATAGTGCTCAATTTCATATTTGTATATTTTATTCAGTGTAAAAAAATACTGTATTGAGTGCTTAATTATTCGTGACCACCTAATTTGTTTTGCTGTCATATCAATTAAATTTTAATGTGTAAGCCATAGCTTTCCATGCTAAGACTAAACGTGTTGGGTTTGTTATTTTCATTGTTCTGAATTAAGTTTAATATATCCATCAAAGTTTAATATTTTCATATCTTTTCTATCACATCTAATTGCAAATTCAGCATATTCATGTGCTTGTTTGGATTCCATTTCTTTAGCTTCTTTAAAATCTTCCTCTCTACATCCAATTCCCCTTTGAATTAGTCTTAACTTAAATAATTCTACTGCTGTTTTCATTCTATTCTGATTTAAAGGTTTCGTTGTAGTATTGTTCTGCATCTTCATATCTTTTTCTGCTTGTAGGCTTTAAATCTTCAATAGAACATTGAGTATATCCTTCATTAAAAGCATTTTTTATATGCTCTTTATCCATTTCCTTGGTTAATTCTGTTATTTGTATAATCTGATTCCAACTCATTTTTTCTCCTTCTGATTGTAGTTTTTTAAAATGTGCTACCAACCATTCTACTGCTGTTTTCATGATAACTTTTTTTGTTCGTTAATATTCTTGAATAGTTCAGAGCTTGACTCAATCATGCCGGTGGCCTTGATGTAATCAACCTCAATCTTTGCACTCTGGATTATAACAGATCCAATTGTTGCCACTGCCTGTGCTTTTTCAATTTCTTTATTAAGCTCCTCCATTGTGAGCTCATCATTATCCAATCTCTCTAATGCTGAGAATAAGTGATCACGCAGATCATTGATTTTGTTTCTTGCCATTGATTTTACTTTTTAATTTATTGTTTAACTTTATTACTTGCCTAACTTCATTAGGATACCTTTGTATGGTGTTCAGCTCCATGTTTTGACACTGACCAATCAACTCCAGGTTATTTATATCCCAATGCATTGTGTTGCCATCTTTAAACCTCACAACCATGCCACGTGGTATTGGGCCATGATGCTCCTCCCACACCACTCTATGCATCAACCTCCAATCACTATCTTTTATTTTGATGTATGCATAAGTTCTACCGGCTGAGTCAGTTCTAAAATTGATAGTTCCAACCGGTTGTGTGTTAGGTGGCTTATTACCTTTTTTGAACATGGTTGCCTTAGCTTTCTCATACACATGCTCAGGCATCTTAGCTCCTTTGTTGTGTGTTGCATGTCCTTTTTGAAACCTTGTTGCCATTCCTTTCTCAAGTAAGTTTCTCCTTCCTGACAATTCAGATGCAAGATACTCCTTTGATTTCTTCAATCCCATTCTGTATGCTTTGTTTGCCACAGTGCAGTACTTAACACCAAGCTCATTAGCTAAGTCAATAGTACGCATGTTGGCATATCTTTGGATTATTATCTCATCTAATGTCATTGCAATATGTATTTGTTAAAGTCATCCCTTACTATTTGGAACCCAAGTGATTTGTAAAGATTCAAGTATCTGTACACTGTCCTATCTGACACACTTAAGTATCTTGATATAGTAGTAATACTCCTGGGTTTATCTTGTAACATCTGCATGAGTCTTATGCACCTGTACATCTTAAGTTGATTCATACGTTTGTCCATTTATCAGTTCCTAATAAGTACTTAATCTCAATCATTTTACCTCTTGATGCACTCTCACATGCGAACTCAAGTAATGTTCTAAGCCTATCATAATCCTCATAAGATAGTGGATTGCATGTTTCAATTGTAAATATATTTCTGAAATAAACTTGCCCGGTTCTATTGTCAATGTGTTGCTCTTGTATTAACATACCCTCTCAATTTTAATAATTAGTTTCTCCCAAAGGTTGCTCATTCTGCGAGCCTCCCATTCTGAGTCTGCTCTCACGTTCTTTTCTAATATCCTCCAGGCTCCTCCAATGTAACCTCGATAACGTATTTTCCACATGGTTTAATGCTTTTAAATAATTATTGTATCTATCCATGTCAAAGTGATCCCATCCTCTGACATATGCTAATGTTATTTTATTCTCTCTCATGCTATCCAATTACTCCAATGTATATCAATATACCTGCAATAAGAGAAAGTGCCGCATATGCGATTAAAATGTCCTTTACAGCTTGATTCATGATATGTAAGTTTTAAGGTTAGCACAATAAGACTCTAATCTTGCAAGAGCTCTTGCCTGTGTGTTAAGTCTATCCTTATACTTAGGCAGTAACTCATAGAACATTCCTTTACTAAGATCCTTTAATGTATCAGATGTTGTTCTAATGCGAGTCAACATACCCTCAATCATGTACTCAACATCCTCAATTTTGCATTCAATTTCAATGATTGCCTCTTGATCAATGCACTCTCCTTCACCTTGACAGTCATCACATGTGATTGAGTAATCTCTTGATGGATGCTCATCCCATGAGTCATTGAAAGTTACTGATCCACTCCCGCAACATGTCTTACATTCTTTGGTAAATTTTGTTTTCATACTGTTTTTGTTAATTATTTATAGAACAAAGTTAGTAAGTTTTTTCATATATGCAAATAATCAGACAAAAAACATATTAACAATTGAATGTTAATAACTGTTACCATATTGTTGATGTCAACTAAATGGTATAAAAAAACCCGCTAAGTGTGGGCGACCGTGTTTCACAATCCTTTAACCATAGCGGGTGTATTACAATGATCCGGTAACTGTTCTAATGGTAAGTATCCAGATACTATTTTCCTAACTTAAATCTCTTGAGAATAAACTTAACTACTCTCTTTGCAACTGCCTTCCAAAAAACCCCTTTGGCATCGACTTTCACCTCCACACCCTCCGGGGTCTTATTGATGTGTACATCAATGTTTTTACCATCAAGGTTGAACTCTTTGTTCACCTCATCTTTAATGTACTTAATATCTACATTCTTTGTATCAATATCTAACTTGATGTTGGTACCATCTTTTTCAAGGTTTACATCAACATTATCTGTGTCAATCTTAACTGTTTTTTTCTTTGCCATAATTATTTTATTTAGTCCAACGTGCTTTTGTTCCTCTCACGTCATAATGTATCCACGTACTATATATTCCTAAACCGCCTTGTTTCATTTTGCCTGAAGCTATTAACTTTTCAATTATTGCTGCTACTTGTTTAGGCGTGTAACCTTCAATCTTAAGGTCAGCAGCTTCGCCAGTAATATGACGCGATTGGGTTGCCCCTTTAATCTTAGCATTAAATTCCGCGTTTCTGTACCCGCTTGTTATCTTAATAGGCTTCTTTACTTCATCTCTCAACACTTGTAAGTTCTTCGCCAGTTCAAAAATGTTTTGAAAAATTGTGTCCGTAATAGTAAAATTATGCTTATTAAACTCGGACAAGTTAAAGTTAGTTGTTAGCTTCATAATTATTTTTTTGCTAATTTACGGCTTTTATTTTCAAGTACCGCAACCGTATCGTTTTTTATAATAGGTACTAAAGGCTTATCCTGAATAGGCTTTCTATTGTAGTATTCGTTTTTATCTAAACAATTATACAAACGGGCTTTAACGTCTTGTACTTCAAAATGTGTGTAAGCAAGCCATAACGCTAAAACTCCGATAGCGCCTTGTTTTTTTATCACTTCAATAAATTGTGTAACTGGTATCATTTTCATAATTAATTTTCAAATGGTGGTGGGGTTGGTTTTGGTAAATATTCTATTAATGGCAAATCACGAACCCAAGTAAAATTCGGGTTTATGTTTTGTTCTATTTCTTCAGTTGATATTATCCAATTATCTTCTATATCTTGTATTGGATTAAAGTACGAATCTAAATCATATAATTGTCCGATTAATTCGTCTTTTTGTATTTCTGTTAAAAGTCCTACTTGTATCATACGTTTCTTGATAAGGCTGTTTGAAATGCTTGAATTGCAGTATTTAAATTACTATTTTCAGTTGATGAAAATCCGTTGCTTATAAATATTAAACCAATTTGCTTGTTTGAATAACCTTGTGCCGTACCAAAATTATTAACCGCACTTACATAAAAATTAAAATTAGAAAAGCCAGTTTGCTGTGATGTTCCACTTAAAACATTAATCCCATTTTTATATAAAATCTGACTTGTACTATTATTTGTTCCACCAGAATAAAAACCTTGCGAATTTGTTTCAATGTTATTTGTTGAATAAGCATCACAAATTGATATATATCTTTTTCCATTTGAATAACGTGTAATTAAACCAGTAAATTTAGTACCAATTCCATAATCATCAGCATTACCAATTTCATAAGCAAGCCCCACATTAGAATTTGTTCTAACATAAGCTCCTATAAAAAAATTATTTTGCAAACTTGATTGGCTTACTGGATTAAATTTACTATCTGCAAAGGCGTTTGTTCCATTAGGTAAAGCGCCAGTACTTGAATGTGTCCAACCACCGTTAAAAACTAATCTAAATGCAGCGTCTAAATCGCGCGGGTCTTTTAAGTTAAATTTATGCGTTGAAGCCGTACCACCTACAAAAGGATATAAAGCTTTTATTTTAGTCCAAAGCGAATAACCTTTTAAATCAACAACTAAAGTATTAATAGCGGCTTGTTGTGTGGCATCAGTAATACCCGCTGCCGTAAAAAACGCTTCAGCGTCAGGATCAGTTGAACTACCTACAATATCCGTTGCACCCGCCCAACTATCGGCGTGAATGTCACCCCAGCCAATTGCATTATTTGCACCTTGTCCCCAGCCTATTGTGTTATTTGCCGCACCGTCGCCCCAACCGTTTGTATTTGCCATTCGTCTTTGTTTATGTTGTTATATCTCCGAATAAAACCCATTCGTCAGTACCTACCTTTATTAACGTTGCAACCGAATATTGTCCCGTTGTTTTATTTTTACCACCCGTTGAATGTAAGGTAACTCCAGCAGTTCCAGCAATAGTCGTTTGTCCCGCACCATGTTGATATATAATCATTTCCGTACCTATCGGAAACGCATGGCTTGAATTTAACGGAATACGTAAATCATTTGCCGTACCGCGATCCGTTTTTATAATTTTATTAGCATCCGATAAAACCAAGTTGGTTAACGAAGCCGTATAAGTAACCATTGTTTTGTTGAATACTTGCGCACCCGTTACGTACTTACTTGAAAACGTACCACCTCCATCGTCTTGTGCAATTGCAAAACGATCGGTAGCAACTATATTACTTGCCTTTGCCGTTAATTGACTTATCTTTACGTTTGCCATTTTGCTTACTTAAATAGGTTAATAATTTCTTTATGTTTTCGTCTTTTGGTTTGTAGTTCTTCATAAATACCAGCCAGTATAATTGTTATTTGTATCCGGATACATATCTCCGTTTGAATTACTATTGTATTCCGGGAACAAGTCGTTGTTAAATGCTATATAATCAATGAATCTTTCAGTGTAGTGTTGTGCAATAGAACGCTCTTTTTCTATTAAGAAATCAATTTCTACCTTTTCTACGTTCGTAGCGTTTTCCGAATTGTGTTTATACACCCCTTTATTCGCTATCGTGAAAGCCGCAAATGGCAAAAATTCAACCATTGCCCAGTGTATAAGCATCGGTTTAATATACGTAACTAAAAGATTATTATAGTTAGTTGGTATTGTGTAAATTGAACTTATTGTAACCGCTCCATTTGTGCCGCCCGTTACCGTTGCCGTACTTCCTACCGTGTAACCAGTACCCGCCGTGTTAATTGTAGCTGCCGTAATTAAACCACCAGCCGCCGTAATATTCAACTTTAAGCCCGTTCCCGTTGTGCTTGTTGTATTTATAGCAGTTCCCGTAGTATATCCCGTTCCTTGATTACTAATTGTAATGGCTGTCGGTATTCCCGAATAGGCTAAAATAATTTCGGCTTTTAGTTTTTCTAACAAATCAGTACCCAAGTAATTTTGTATGTGAATGTCTTGCGAAATTTTGATGTACTGTAGGAAATTGTCCGTGTCTACGTTGCCATTCATTGCAGTGAATTTTACAACGTCTTGTCGTGTTATGAGTAGTGCTTCTGCCATTTTATATTACGTCTGAAGGTAAATTTTTATTTCGCGGGCTAAACCCTTTTAAAGGTAAATTATTAGGGTATATTGAAACTTCGTAAGGGTTCGTTACTTTATATCCTTTAATTTCTGCTGCTCTTGTTCCTATTTCAGAATAACCTTTTTCAATAGCGTTTAAATCTAACATAAAAGTTACCCTTGAAAATTTGTGGTGACACCGTGGACCGCCTTTAAAACGAAATATATCGTACGTATTTGCACCGCCTTCGCCAAAACCAGGATTAACCGCCCTTCTACTCATTGCATCAATATCTTCTTTTCTAAACAACCTATTTTCTTTTGACATCATTGCTTTACAAAAGTCACGGTCGGGTGCTTTATTTCCCGTGTATTTATAACGAACTTTAAAGTATTTTAAATCTCCTACTTTTTTGTCTTGTGCGCTCTTTTTATCGGGTTGCGGGTTACCAGTTTGAACAAGGTTAATTAAGCGGCTTAAAAGCGTTGTTTTAGGCTCTAAATCTAATTCAGCTTTAATTAATTGCGAATCTAATTCTTCTTCATTTTCTGAAGCCTCTCGTTCGTCTACCATTACCCAGCCTTCGCCTAATTGGTTCGCATCAACTTCGTTTAATATTTCTTCTAATTCCGTGTTTATTTTGCTTAATTCCGTTCCCGTTTCTTCAGCTACTTGTTCTTCGTTTTGTGCGTTTTCTAAATCAACGAATTCTAACGGTTGTAAAGTTTTAAAGAATAACTTTAACGTAATTCCGTTATAAGCTAAAATTTTATTAAAAGCTTCTATAATTTGGTCTTGAATAGGCTTAATAACCATGTTGTCAAACAAAATAGAAGCGTTTTTTAATTCATCAGCATTTGAACTAAAACCATTTGCAGAACCTAAACCGAAAAGAAGTGGCGAAGTAACGTTATGCGCTAACATAATTTTCTTAACGCATTCCTCACTTAAGTAAGTGTAATGTTCAGGCGCATCGTTTAACGGTAAATCGTCTACCGTTGTTTTACTTTCTTGGTTGTTATTAAAAGCTACAATAACTTTTTGTCCTCTCGAACCAGTTAATTGGCTTAATACCTTGCTTTTAATTATACTTTGTTGTTCTTCAGTTGGTACGCCATTATTGAAGTTTACTACTTTCGTACCTGAAAAACCGTTTTGAACTTCGTTAATTAAATAATCAGCTATTTCTTCTTCTAACTTTGCATACGGTAAACCACCTTGGTAATCAGGTAAAGCGTAGTATTTCATTCCAACCGCATACGGCTTCGAATAAAGTATTTCTATTTGTTCGTTTGAATAACCGAAAGCTGGTATTCTTTTAGGGGCGTATTTCTTAACGTCCATCCAATTATCCGAATAATAATATCCTTCTATTTCTCCGTCTTTATTGCACTTTTCAGCACGTAATAAATTCACGGGTATATGATAAGCCTTTAAAATTCTTTTGTGATCTTGTGAATAATGTATTTGCATTGCAAATTGACCGAACATTTTACGGTCTAAAACAATTTTACGAATACAATCAGCATGAAATAAAGCCATCATTTGAGCGTACTCATTTGGCTTTTTACTTGCGTCTAAGGCACTTAATCCACGACCGTAAATTAAACGACTTACATTGTTTATAACGCTTGAATTGGTTGTCGAATTAACGTACCTATCTATAATAAATTGAAAGTAGTTATTATCTACTCCGAACTCAACCCAAGCGTCGCGTTTTGACTCTTGAATTACGGGCGTTGTATAAGAACTTAATTCTAAAACGTGTATATTATTCATAAACTATAAATGTGTTTGAAGTACTATTCGCCGTATATTGTCCGTTATTTACGGAAAAGTTTACTATACTTTGATTAGTACAAAATATCCTATCCTTATAAACTACGACCGCACCGTTTACAATTACTAAATCGTAAAAGTGATTTTCTTCTAAATTAAAAGTAGCTTGCAACGTGTCGTAATATTCTCCATTCGTGTAAGTGTAACCCGTAATTTGTACCGTTTCATTCGTTTGATCGTCCGTAATTGCTACGTAATTAAAAGACGAACTACGTGGTATAAACACAATTGTTTGAGCGCTTGTCGAAGTAGTTAGAATAATCATATATTATAAACGTCAAAAGTACGAATTTGTCCTTAAACAAAAAACACCTACCGAAGTAAGTGTTCTTTGCGCAAGTATATAGAAGAAAAGAATTAAGAAGTTATAATGCTTGCATCAGTGCCAGCGCCATCTTCAAATAGAATTTTTAAAGCCGCTTCAGTAGTAACGTTCAAGAAATTAGCAGGTGAAACCTCCATAGCTTCAAAAGTCAAATTATATCCGTTAAAGTCACCTAAAGCACTTCCTGAAGAAACAGTTCCTGCAGTAACATCAGCACCTTGCGTCAAGCCCATTAAAAAGAATTGGTCGGTCATTGTTCTTACAACAATTCTCGGACGTCCGTAAGCTAAAAGTTTAACGTTTTTATGCGTCGTAGCGTCTTGTCTTTTTAATTGAATAGTAAGTGTTTGTTGAAAAAATGTAGTACCGTTTTCTCTACTTGAATTAATTGTAGTTTCAAAGCTATTAGCACCTTTTAATTCGTATTTATACATAGGTAAAGCACCAACCCCAACTGGCGTCCAGTCGCTTATGTTGTCAGTACCAGCAACGTATGTAACCGCAGAAGGGTCTAAGTCATCGTAGTTTATAAAGTATATCGCTTTCAATCCTGAAACCGAATCTTTGCATTGTTCAATGCGTCCGTTTGCTATATCACAACTCATAATATTAGTTTTTTATGTTTAACAAAAAAGGCGGCGTTTATTGCACCGCCTTATTTTAGTTTATGTTATTTTAGTTAGCTGAATTTACAATTCCGTAAGTAACTAAATCCGAAGCAAAACCGTATTTCGCATCAGCAGTAAATCTCATTACTACACGTACATTTTGCGAACCGTCAATATCTCCCATGTCAATAACTTTAACTTCGTTCATGTCATTCATTAAACCAGTCGCAAAGAACAAGTTTGAAGTTTGAGAAAGTAAAGCAGTGTTTGAAGCAAGTCCGTTAGCTAAGAATATTTTAACACCGTCGAAATATAAGTCATTCAATACTTGGTTCGTTCCTTTGTTGTCGTAACCGTTAGCACCTACACCCGAAGCAGCGAAGCCACCTAAAGCACGTACATACGCTCTATAAATGTTATTTGAAACATAAAGAGTTAAATCTTCTTTACCGTACAAAGCAGCTGGTAAAGCATCAACGATTGAACCTAATTGAGCAACAACGTTTGTAGCGTCAACCGTAGTACCCGCAATTTCTTGAGCAGCTGGCAAAGAAGCATCAGTTGTCAATTGTGTCATGATACCCGCGAATTGTCCAGCAGTTGCGTTAACACCTCTCCAGATTGAAGTTTCCATTCCCGCAGCAACTTTTTCAGCAGCGTGTGCGATTAAGAAATCAGCGAATGATTTAGGCAAAACGTCGAATGCAGAATATCCCATTTGAATTGCATCCCAGTCTTGTCTAAAATCACTTTTACACAATTGTAAGTTAACTTGAAAAGATTCAGGTTGAAGAATTCTTTCAGTTAACGTTACTGTAGAAGTAGGATCGAAATCACAAGTTGCGTTTTTGATAATGTCATCAGTTGCAACTCTTTTAATTACTTGTTTGTATTTTACATTCGGGTATATTGTGATACCATTTTTCTCCAAGGTTGGAGCGCTTAATAAAGCAGCAGCAATATATTTTCCAGCGAACTCACCAGCATACGTAGTTGTAATGCTTTGAGTAGTTGATAGGTTAATTTTTTCCATTTTTATTTAGTTTTTTATTTTATTTATACTACGGTTAAAGTAATTGCACCAGCAGAAGTACCAAGTCCGAAAACATACCAGTTTGTTCCGTCACCAACTAATTGAACGAAATCTCCGATTGTGTCAGCAGAAGCAGAAAAAGTAATCGTGTTTTCATCAGCTCCAGGAACGTTAACGCTATTTACGATTACACCACCTTGAATTTTGTTTGTAGCCGCTTTAATAGTCCAAGCAGTCGTTGCAAATAACGCACCTACTACGAACTTGTAAGATTGTCCAGCGCCATCAGCAACGGCTGGTAATGTAATTTGCGCTCCAGCAGCAGCGTTTAAGATAAATACTTTACCGCTATCTTCAGCAGTTAAAGTTGTTGCACCCGTCAATGTTTCTATTTGACCTACTTGTCGTAAAGAATCATTTGAGATACTTGTTAATGTTGTACTCATTTTTTATTGTTTTTTAAATTATTACTTATTTAGTTTGTTTAAAACTGAATCCATTATAGTACGCTGTCTTTTTGTAGCATACTTGAATATTTCAACTTTATTTTCATTTTCAGGGTTAAAAGAAATTGGTTTAACTTCTTCGTCTTTTGATAGTTCAACTTCTTTAACCTCGTTCAATTTGCTTAATTCAGCTTTTAGCGTTTCGTTCTCTTTTTTCAACGCTTCAATTTCAGAAAAGAAACTTTCTTTAATTGTGCTTTCAACTACTTTTTTAGGAGCGCTTTTAGCTGTTTCCATTTCTTGTTCTTTTTTCGCTTCTTCTTCGATAGGTTGTTCAACTTCTACCTCTTCTTCTTCTTCAACCTTTTCTTTAATTTCGGAAATAATTCCTTCTTCAACTACGATCAACATACGCCCGTCTTCCATTTCGTATTCTCCTACCGGCACGGGTATTTTTTGTTCGTCTTCCGTTACTACGAAAATTTCGTTACCAGCTTCAAACATATCAGCTTCAAGAACTGTTACGCCATCCATTAGTTTCATTTGTTCAAGTTTTACTTCCATTCCAAGTAAAGTTTTGATTTGGTTTATTAAGCTATTTTTCATTTTTATTTATTTACGGTAATTTAATATCTTTAATATATTCGTATGTTTTGTAAGCTCTAAAATTATTGCCATATTGAGTATTAAACTCATCATACTCTTTTATATTAAACGGGTCTATTCCTAATTCTTTTGCTTGTTGAGCAAACTTCTTAGCTAATGGTTCTTCTAACTTCTTAGTTTCTTCCCATAATTTATAAGCAATTTCTGATTTTTTTTTCAATGCTACAATTTCACCCGCAATTTTAGAACGTTCCTTTTCAATTGAATCGTAATCGGGACCAATTTTTTTTTTGTACAAATCGGTTATTTTTTTTATTTCATCTAATAAACTTAAATGAATTTCGTGTGTAGCCAAATTTGTTGTTTCTTCTTTAAACAACTTTCCGAAAACTGTTTTTAGTGTATTCATAACTTATTAACTTTTAAAATTTTTACTTGTTCCTTTTTTAGCCGTTTTGCCGTACTATCGTGCGTACCCCGTTGTTATCTGTTACCGTTACATTTTGCGGCGTTACGCTGGCTGTTTTGCCTATTCCTTGCGCTTCTAAACTACCGTCGCAACAATCTTTGTGATATTTTCCGTCTTTACATAGGCACCCACGTTTACCACCACGGGGACTAACTTTACTTGCTGTTCTCATATTTACTTATTAAGTCTTTTAATTTTTTTATTATTTCATCTTCGTTTTGTTGTAAACTCATTTCGTACTTGTCTACAAAGTGACCTTCAATACTAAATCCTTTTACTTCGCCGTCTTTTACCTTTTGCCAAACATCATCGTTGTTTACTTTCATTGAAATCATCCAAGTTCCTTTAGGTAAATTAAAGTTGTATAATCGGCTTTTATCCGTCTTTTCGTCTTCAATTATCCAGCTTTCAACAACACTCATTCCGTCAAGCATTTTGCGTTCGTGTTCGTAGGTAGCGTTGTTTTGATTTGAGCGCATTAAAAATAATTCACTTGCTTTGCGTACCGTATCCTCACTAAAGTAAATATAGAACTCTTTGTCCTTGTTTCTACGGTAAATTTGTTTATTAGGCACTAAAGCCGCACCCATCAAAATACGTTTTTCCGCATCTACTTCTTTTAGTTCAACTTCATGCTTTTTTAACGCTATAAAGTTTTCCTCGATCGCGGGACTTTCAACAACGGATACCGCATTAATACCCGCTTCTAATTTTGTATCGTCTATTAGTAGTTCTATTATTTCAACTTTTGCCATAATTAATAAACTTATAAAGTTGCGTTTTGTACTCTATTCCTATCTAAAGCTTGTGCGCTTGTTACCTCTCCACTAACTACGTAGGCTTGTGTCGGCGTTTGTTGTAATTGCGCTAATTGGTTTATTCCGCTTGAACCTATTGTATTAAAATTCGCAGTCATAGGCGCGCCCGCTGGAGCGTTCGAACCACCACCGCCACCGCCTGAAGAAGCACCACCCTCGAATTTTTGCGAAGCTATTTTTTTAACATTCAATAAACCAGCCGTAATTGCCGCAGCCATAGCAATATAATTAAACGGGGGTGGTGAACTTGCTAAAGCCGTGTTTGCCGCTTTGTAAGTGTCAATAACCGCATTCGCTATATTAACCGCCTTTTGTATTTGAAACGCTTTCTTTTGTTGCTTTTCACTTTTGCCAGCAAATAATTCAGTAAGGTTTGAAATTGTTTGTAAAGTGTCTTGTGCGGCTTGAATACTATTGTCATGTAACTTTTTATTATTTGCCGCTATTTCAGCATCCGTTGCTTCTTGCGCTGCTACTTCAGCAGCGGCATATTTTCTATTTATAGCAGCGTAATCTTTATTAAATTTTTCAGTTAGTTCTTTTTGTAGTTCCGCATTCGTACCCGCTAATTCATATTCCTTATCGTATGCAATTTGTAAGTCTAAAAGTTCTTGTTCCTTTTGACTATTTTTTAATTTTTGTAAAGCGTACCATTGTTCGTCTTGTAGTTTGATTTGTTCGGCATTTTTTAAAGCTAAAGCATCGTATTCTATTTTGTCGTATTTATCGTTAATCGCTTTATCGTCTAAACGTTTACTTTCAATAGCTTGCGCAGTTAGTTTGTCGTAATCTTCTTGTTTAAGTTTACCCTCTTTAAAGTTTTTATCCGTTTCTTGTTGTTCGTATTTGTATTTAATTCTCAAAGCGTCTAATTCTTTAGCACGCCCTTCTTCCATCAAACGGTTTTTTTCTTCTTCCATTTGACGGGTAATGTCTATTTTTTCTTGTGCGTTTTCTCTTTCATTGTTTACAGAACTTTGACCCGATTTAATATCCATGTCACGAAGCTCCAATTTGCTTTGTGCTAATTCGTTTTGCGACTTCTTTAATAAGCTATCAGCGGCTTTAATTTGTTTGTTTAATTCAGTTTCATCGGCTAAAATTCCAACCGAAGTAAATATATTTTTAAAGGTATTTTCAACGGTAGTGATAGCGCCTAAAGCAGTTTTTTTAACGTCTTCAGTATTAAACGTTATTAATTTACCTAATCCAATAGCATCAGCAATTGAATTAACTTTATCAATAAATAAATCAATAGGCTTCGCGGCAAAGTCTAAAGCAATTGAAATTAAATATTTATATAATTCGTATTGAAGAAGTAAACCCTTTTCTTTCATTTTGCTAAACTTTAATTCAGCTTTTGCAGTTTCTTCAACGTTTTTTAAATTATCAATATTATCTTTTACAATTCTTTCTTGTAATTTGATTTTACCTTTTAATATTTCTTTATCGGATTTGCCTTGTAATTTTAAAACAAAGTTTTGATTTTCGTAATCTTCTAAAGTTTTGTTTGATATTTCTTGGTTTTTAGCAGTTAATTTATTTAATTCTTTTTGCTCCGAAGAAACACCGCTTACGGCTTCAGAAATTTCATCCCAGTATGCAACTACCGTACCCAAGGCAACTACGAACGCACCGATACCCGTAGCTATTAATTCGGTTTTAATTCCTTTTAATGCAACGCCCGCTTTTTTACCTAAAATAGCAAAAGCATCTCCAGCTTCCATGACTCCATTTATACCTTGCGTTAAAGCCATTACGGATTGAACTCTTAATAAAGCTTCTTGAACTTTGTCACTTTCTACACCTATCAACGCAAGCCCGCCCTCGAACGCTTGTATACCGTTCATAACACCATTTATAGCACCTTCAGCAGCAGCGAATTTAGCATCAGGATTAAAACCTTTTATTAAGTCCTTACTGAATTCAATTTGGTCTTTTAAATCAGCAGCCCCTTTAGCAGCCTTAACCGCTTGCTCCGAAGTTTCGCCGTATTGTTGTGAAAGCTTTTGTAATTCTTGTACGGCTTCCCGGTATTGTTGTTTTAATGACTTACTATTGTCTTGTATTTCTAATTCTATTGTCCGTTTTTCTGCCATTGTTTACGCTTTTTTTGATTATAAACTTTTTTAATATCGTCCGTTAATTCGTGTTTTCCTTTTGCCACGTCTACAATTTCACTTACTCCGAAAAAATTGTCCGATTTAAGTAGTTCTAAAATTAGTTGTATCATTCTTGTAATATTGTTATTTGATTTGCCACCTGTTGCCCGTTGCCTAAAGTGTACGTTACCGTTAAAATAATTACTTGCGTACTTGAATTTTCCGTTATTAAGTTTTGAAATTCTTCAGTAATTAAGCTGTCCGAATTTTCGGCTAAAATGTTTTGCGGCGTGTTCGTGTTTTCAGGAATACAAACGGATATTGCTTGACTACTTGTTATTGTACTCGGCGTAATTGTAACACCGCCAAACGTTGTTGTAATTGTAGCACTTACCGCACCGTTTACAAACGTAATAGGAACGTCTAAACATTGTGCGTCAAAACTTGGTACTAAAGGTCTACCGCTTGTAATTGGTCGAAAGTCTAAATACAAACTAAAGTCAACTTGTCCCGTACTTAGGTTGCTTTTCATTTCGTTTATTATATAGCGTTTATCTCTTATAATAAGACGATCATTTAATTTAAGGTTTGTAAGTAAAGAAACGGGTAAATTCGTTTTTACGTGAACTAATCTATTCTTAAGGTTGAACAAGCTAAACAAATAAGCGCTATAATATTCAGCGAATAAACCCTGTTGAACTGTTTCTAAATGAATAACGGAATTATCAGCACCGAAATTTAAACTATATTTCGTGTTTTGGTATGTAAGGTCTTGACCGAATAAAGCAAATGAATCAATATTCAAATGCGTAGAACCAGTATAGAATTTAATAGGATGCGCGCTCAAATCGTTACTTTCACCATACAAATAAAGTAATATAGGCTTTGGCGTATATGCGTTTAAACTTTCGTTTAGCGTATAACCGAATATAGCATAGTCACCTGAAGAATGTATTGAACGTGAAAATAATAAATTCTCAAAGGGTACGTCAATAATATATTCGTCGCCATCGTAGCTATATTGGTATTCAACATCCCCGTATTGCTGGCTATTTGCTTTAAAGTAATTACGGTTAACAAAACTTTCGGATTGTTGGTATTTGAAAGCTATTTTTTTATACAACTTAATTCGTTCAATATCAATTGAATCTATATCCGTGTATTGTGTAATATCTACGATAGCGCCTTGTCCGTACCAATCTTCTAAAGGTAATATTTCAAAAGTGTTTACATCAGTAGCTACGCACGTACAATTAAACTCTTTTAACACGCCCGAAAAGAAGTCGCTAACTTTCATATCAGGCAAAGTAGAATTAACGCTTACATTACCATTTACAACAACTTGATCAATACTTGCCGATTGTGCAAAATTAACCAAGGTCGAACCAACTAAAAACTTGTATTCGTAAAACAAAACTAAATCAAGTGTCATTGAAGCAGTCGTACGAATTTTAAAAGTTATATTCGTGTCGCATCCTACCGTGTCTTGAATAGTACACAAAGTAAAAAAGCCTACGCTGTCACGGGTCAAAGTTTGAAATAAATTACCGTCTTGATATACGTCTAAATAAACCGTACCTAAAGCACTTTTTGCACTTAAATACATTTGATAGCTGTGCGTTGCGGAAAACTGTCCAGCAGTATCTTCATTTACTATGTCTATTGAATCAGTAGTTACGTTTATTCCTCCCGTTATAGTTAAGTTACCAACCGTTGAAGTAATGGCGTTTATTGTTACGTTTTGCGCTTCACTTATCCAAGCGTATTCGTTCGTGTTTTTGGCGTATAAATATACTTCAGTAAATCGCGGGTCGGTTAAAAAGTTACCCGTAAAAGTAACCCCGTAATCATTTGCAATTGCTTGAAATATTCTACTAACCCTTACTGCTGGAAATAATTCATCGTAGTGTATTGCTTTTGAATTAGTAGTTACGTCTTCAGTACCTTGTCTATATTCCCAAACTCGATTACTTGCAATCAAAGGATAACGAACCTCGTAATTACTTGCCGTATCAGTTATACGGTCGTAAATTTCATTTGCAGTAAACGCAAACTCTAAATTGCTTAAATCTAATAAGTTTAATTTATCTTCGCCGAATAAATCTTTTAGCGTTCGTATTTCACCGTAAAAAGTTATTTGATAGTTTTCAGGTAAGCCGTTTTTTATATTCGCCTTTTCAATTGACATTACTCCACGTCTAAAAGTAGTTAAGTCAATTTCTATTAATGCGCTCCTACGAATATTGTAATCGAATAGCGTAGTAGAATCTAATGGGTCACCTATATCGGACTGGTAGAAATGTTTGAATATTTTATTATTAACAGTCGAAGCGGGGACGGTAAAGCTTTGCGAAAAGTCCGTAAATACTTTTGAAATATCGCTAATATTTTGAACGCTTGAAGTAACATTAATTTGTTCGTCTTCAAATAATTCAACCTTTTGCCCTTCAATATAAAGTTGTACTTGCCTCATATTACGTTGTTTATTGCATTGAAAGCAAAGTCAAACTCTAAAGTGTAGTTAATCATTTTTTGATTTATGTTTTTGAATAACTCGGTTTGCTTCGTGTTAATTTTAGCGGGTAAACTATTTAACAATATTCTTTCGCTTGTCATCAGCTGTTCAAGTAAATCGTTATAACTTTCAGTTACCCAGTCCGTATTTACTTTAATACTACGTTTTGCCGTTGTGTTAAACACCTTTCTTTGACCTTCTAAAGTATTGTAATTCGGGAACGTGCTTTGCATCAAATTATATTCCGTGTTTTCAACGCTAAATATATCGTTACTTGCAGCGAAAAAATAAGTTCTTTGCCAGCATCCATAACGGTTTACAAAGTCGCACAAAACGGGCGTATATCTACAAAGTTCAAACGGTTTGAAATAACCCGTCCAAACAGTAACATCACTACCTAAAATATTTATAATTATTTCTAACTTATTTCCAGCAGAATAATAATTTTCATAAACCCTCGGTACGTCTAAAATTGAATTGTTTGTTAAGTTTTGCGTAAATGTTGCAGCCGTTACCAAGTTAGTATATTTCGCTTTGTACGTTGTCAAAGTTTTAACCATTATATGACCCGCCCTCCTACTTGAATTTGAACTTGGGCTTGTGCCATCGTAGTAATAGAAAAACGTTCCCTCGTCGTGTAATATGTCGTAGGTCGGTGTGTAATTATATCCTTGTTCATACCAACCAAAACCGTCATAAGCAACGTAAGAATTTGTACTAAGTAGCGTGTAAACACCAGCGTCTAATTTGTATCTTTTTAGTTGAACGTTGCACCATTGCGTAGTTTGACTTGATGGAAAAGTATTATATATTTCTTGTCTTGTATTCCAGCTGATATACTCACGAATATACGGGCTTATATTGTAATACGTCTTTACGTTGTTTGAAGCGGGTATTAATTTACTCAAAGTATAAGTAGGGGTTGCGGGTGCGCTCCCCGTACCGTTCCAAATAAATACTTCTAATTTAGAACCGTCTTGTCCAGTTTCGGATATTTCTACTATATAAGGTGAACGTGCGAAAATACTCATTTTTTAGTCTTTAAATTTTGGTCTAATATTTCGTTTAAAAGCTTTTCAGCGTCTAAACCATACTTATCTATTAACGTGTCGGGTAGTGTTTTGTAGGCGGCTTCAAATGGCTTAGTAAAAAATAGGCTTGGTCGTATTCCGTATTTAAATATACTTCGAGCTATTGCAAATTGCAATCCTTTTCTACTTTGAAATTGTCCCGTAACATTTCGTGGTGCTATTCCTCTTTTTACAATCCACTTATCCAACTTACTTGGTGGTGGCATTTTAGTAGTGTACGAATAAGGCGTATCGAATTTACGCTCCGTTCCTGAAACCCCTTTATCCTGAAAGTTACCGTAAGGCTCCATCTCGAAATAAATACCTATTGAATTAGGCATCTCTTTAACTTCGCCTTTTATTGAATTGCTTAATTTACCACTTGAATTTTTACCCAACCTTTGTAAATTAGCTTTTGCTTCAGCTACTACTAAATCGCGAAACTTTTCAAGAGCCTTTAATCTTTCACTCATTAACAAACAGTCATTTCATTAGGAACTAAAATATCAAAGGTCATAGTCCAACCAGCTAAATAATTCTCGAACCTTTCAGCAAATGCTTCTAATGTAGGGTTACCGTCTACTTGAAACGGTAGTGAAAATAAATCGCCTCTACGTAGTTGTTCGTATAACCTATTCAGGACCGCTAACATTGTATTAAGTACGTAAATCTCATTATCATTACCGTCGAATACATTTGTATCTTCGTCTTTTGATTTGTTTACAATATCCATCGCCATAATGCTTACGTTAAAACGAATTATATTGCTTTCAAAAGTTGCGTTGTTTACTATAATATGGCACAACGGGAAAATAGTTTGTTTAGCCAAGTCAACCGCAAAAATATCGCCTTGCGTTACCGTGTTAATAAACGGATCGTTATCTAAATTGCTTTTAAGCGTGTCAAGTATCGTGTAATAATTAGCCATTTTTTGTCATTCTTTTAATTTCCCTTTCTTCTATTTCTCGTTTTTGCTTTTCGTAGGTAAGCCATGTAAGACACTTTCGAACTCCCAGTCCGGTAACTTCATCAAATTTTGTAAGGTCGCCTTGAGCAATTGCATAGATTGAATTATACCACCCCCATCTTTTATTAAATTGCGCTCTTTCGCTGAAGTCATTAATTTCTTGTTCGTCTTCATCTGGTTCTCCAAATAAGTAAGCGTATGTTGAACTAAGTCGCTTCCTAAACTCGAAAAAAAAACCGTTGCACCCATGACAACATTTAACGGTGCGTATTTCATCAGCTCCGAAAATTCATCCGTTCCCGTGTATTCGAATATCTCGTACCGCTCTTTGTGTTTCTTTGTGATAGGTCGATACATTACCGCCATCGCTTTGTGAAAAGTTTCTACGTTTGAAATATTACTTTCTAAATCAATGTACTCACCGAAACTCATGTCTTCTAAATTAGGAATAAACCCGAATTCAGTATCTTGAATTTTAAACGTAGCTTGAAATTTAGGCTTTGCTTTGAATATTTCGTTTAAATGTACGGTTAACTCTTTTACGTCACTCCATTTTACCTTAACTACGTCTTTCATTTTTAAGCCGCAAAATATTTCGATAGTCTTTTGACCTATAAATTCTTCGTCGTTCGACTTTTCAACTACCCGCATAAATTCTTGGTAACTCTTTAACGGTATTTCACTTAATGAAGTAGGTATTACAATTTCTGTTTTCATTCTATATATTAACTTTTAATTCGTGTTTTTGTAGTTTGTAAAGATAATTCACACTATTTGCATACTTGAACAGGTGCGAAATATTATTTATTTACCAAATGTGATATTTACCATAGTTAGAATTCATTCCTAACGTTTCCATCTCATGATAGCGCAGCGCGTCAATAGCGTGGTTGTTTGTGTCAATCGGTTTGTTTAGGCGTGTGCCTTGCTTATCCGTGTCCCAGCAATACGCTCGAAGCTCTTTAATTAGGTTTGTACTATTTGAAGTAACTAAATATTCATTACGTTGCATAACGTCTATTCCGTAATTTATTGAATCCTTGCCCTTTGTAACGCCTTTAATTGTTATTCCGTAGCGTTTTATTTCTTCAATGCTTTTAGGCTCGCTTGAATCAGCGTAAACGGGTACGTGTTTCGGTAGTGCGTTTGCAATATCACTGTTTAACATTCCCGTTTGATATTTCAGTTCGTTTATTATCCGTTGCCCGTTGTAATTGTATATTTCTATTATTGCGGATGGATCGTTGGTATAACCAAAGTCTAATCCAATACCGATTAAATTCGCTTCTTTAGGTAGTATATCAATAGTTTTCCAATTACTGAATATAACGCCCTCAAGCATTCCTATTTCACCAAGTCCGTACACCCTCCACCAGTTGCTCCAGTATGCGCTTGTTTCGGCTTTTAAACGGTTCTTTTCTATTTGTTGTACAATACTATTATCAAGTGCTTCATTGTCTTTGTACGTGAGAATTAAGAAATCGCTGTCTTGTTCGTCTTTTAGTTCGGTATGTACCCAGAATTCATTAGCGGGGTTGAAGTCTAAATAGATAGCTTTCTTTGTACGTATTGCAAGTTCGTTATAACTTTCAAAGGTTACGTTATTACATTCGTTTATATATAGAACGTCACGCCTTGCACCCCGTAATTTAGAACTGTCATCAGCACTAAAAAATTCTATATAACTACCGTTGGCAAATTCGTACCGCAGAAGCGACTTATTAAAGCGTTCGTCGAAATACCTACCCGTGTCTTTCATGATACGTAAGAAGTCCTTTAAAGCACCCCTACGTAAATGCGGTATTGTTTCAGCTACTACGCTTATTTCCGTTTTCGGGTACGTTGCAGCCTTTGTAATTAGAATCGGAAGTATTCCGTATGTCTTGCCCGCACTTGTGCCGCCCTGAATAATTTTAATTCGTTTTTTTAAAGCTTCTATTTTACGAATTGCTGTCGTTATTATCACTTAGTTTGAATAAAGGTTGTTCGATATTCGTTTGTTCAACTTGCTCTTTTAAGTTGTTTAAACGTTGCGTAATGCTTGCGTTGTACTGTCCTACCATGCCGCCCGTAATTTGATCTTCGCGTATTTCTTTGCGTATGCGTGAACAGATGGGGATATATTCCGTGTATCTTTTATCAATGTTCTTAAAATATTGTTCTACTTCGCCTACATTATCCCAGCAAAATATTTCAAATCCTTCCATTGTTAAAGGTCTTTCAAGTGGCTCGGCTCTTTCTTCAAATTCTTTACCACCGAATACGCTTTTAATTCTCGGGTTCGCTTTTACGTCTTCTTTGTATTTTTTAAATAGTTCGTAAAGTTGTTCAGGACTATCTAAGTTTCTTGGTCTACCTACTTTTGCCATTTTTTAATTCGTCTTTTGTTAATTTTTCTTCGTAAGTTGTTGAACATACCGCTAAACGTTGGTCTATATCTTCATATTCAAAAGTCATTGTATCGTCTGTCATGCATCTTTGAATGAAGTCTTTTTTGCTTTCGTCTTTTCGTGGTTTAGGAATTGGCATCTTCGTACGTGTTAAATAATATCTCTAATTTATGCATCATATCACGTAGACACGAACCGCACGAAGTTGGTTGCATATTTACTTTAAATACTCTATTGTAAATTTTTAATAGTTCCGTTTGTTCAGTAGGTTTCATTGACTCACGGTTTACAGTAAACCATTCTTGTAAATATTCGTGTTCGTCTTTTTGTAGGCATAACGGTTTACGGTACGGAAATAACTCGTTTAACTTTGCTTTGCGTTCGTCACAACCGCAATCTTCGCCTAATAACCATTTCGCCACCTTTGAAACTCCCGTGGCTTCTAAAACTTTTTCTACTGTATCCCCTAATCCTTCGCTTTTAGCCGCAAGTATTTCGGCTTTTGTTCGTCTTTTTCTTGTCATGTTAATATAATTTATATTTTAAAAATTGTTCTTCAGTTCCTAAAAGTATTGTGTCATCTTCTAATACTTGTAATTGAATTACATCTATAAAATGATGCTTACTTGGATATTCAGTAAAATCTTTTGAAATCCAAAACTTAACGCCTAAATCAATTATTTGACTTGTTGTAAATTTTGAAACGTCTAACATTTTATCTAATATTTTTTCGTCTAATTTCATTTTATTAATTCGTAATCTTCATTAATTAAATCTTCGTAGTGTTCCCCTACATTTTCCTTTAAACGTATTTTACAAATCTTAATTGTTTTCCATACGCTTTTAAAACTTATTCCCGTTACTCCTTCAATTTGTCGTGTACTCATTCCTGAAGTTCGGTAAAGGTCAAATAATAGTTGGTCGTACCAATGCCAGCTTTTTATTTCCGCTATCATTTTTATTTCAAAACGTTTCTTTGCTTCAAGTATTTCGGGTTGATATTCGTCTTTTAGTTGCATGGCTTCAGTTAAATTAACCTTTACTATCCTGGACTTACTTTTTTTATAGTCAAAAGCCATGTTACGTAATACAGTCCAAACAAAGTTCTTATTCAGTTTGCCGTTTATGTAGAACCGTTCGACTTTATCCAGCTTTGCCATCTTTAAATACATTTCCTGAACTATATCCTCACAATAATAATCTTCGCCAAAAGTAGAAACAATCTTTACCCATTCGTTGTGATGCTTGCTTAATTCTATTAAAAATATATTACTCAAAAAATTGAAATTGAATATTCAACAAGTAACAAAACTAATAATCCTACACAAACACGATGAATAGACCCTAATATTAATTCGTCTTTATATACCCAGTCTTCAAATTTAGGAACACTTTTCCAATATACCAAAACCAAAAAAGCCCTGTCCAAAATGAACAAGGCTATAAAAAACGGTAATAGTAGAATGTATTTCACATTACAAAGTTAGTAAAAGTTATTAACATAATAAAGGGAGCTGTTATGCTCCCCTTTGTAGATCATTTCTTTTTACTTATCATTTCAAATGCTTCATTCCAAAACAATGACTCTGGATTGTTGTTAACTGCTACTGTTATCAATATTCGTAGTGTATGCAGTTTATCACTTTGAGCATTACGTATCTCAGTTTGTAATGGTGATCCTTTGAATGGTATCTCTTTTATCATTTCATCAAGTATTTAAACACCTTATCATAGAACTTACCTGTCACCTCCTTACCATACATGAACCTGTACATTTGGAATTTATCCACCCCAACATCCTCTGCCAAATGTACTATCTTGTATCTCCTGGATAGTTTATCTTTAAGCTCACCTCTCACTGAGTCAGTGAACGTCTCATCATCTTTGATGTAAACTATCTTAGAACGGGAGGTCATCATCATCATTGTTTGTTGTTTGAGCCGGTTGCCCACCAATAACCTGCACCTTCCATGCATCAAGAGTATTGTAATACCTCCCATTGAACTCCCTGCCTCTAACATTGTATGATACTTCCACTTGCTGACCTGCACCCAATGACTCTAAGACATCCATCTTATCATTGACTGTCTGGAAGATTATATGCTGTGGATACTTGGAATCTGGTGTTGTTACTACAAACTCTCTCACTGAGAAATTATCACTGATTACCTTGATTGGGTTAATGAGCTTGATGGCTCCTTTGATTGTTGAATCTGACATTGTTTTATTGTTTATCTGTGAACACTATTTCCGGTGTTGTTTTATCAATGATCTCATCTGCCACTATGTTTGCATAAGCAACTGCAATCTCATGATCTGAGCTGTATATTTGATGTTCAGCATCCATACCGTTTCTAATTTGTTCCATTCTTACAGGATTTGTAAGGAATGCAGCCACTAACTGAGTGACTATTTGTGCTCTTAGTTCCATTGTTTATATTTTATTTTAAATTGTTAGTATCTTTGTTAGTTTCAATATACATTCTTTGAGTCAGTGCAAGAGCATACTCATGAGCCATTGCGGCTGTTGTTTCATGAGGTGCAATATACTCCTCCTCATAACCATTGCCATTTGCTGACAATAATGCATTGAATGCCATTAACATGGCCTGTTGGTAAAATTCTCTTTTGTTCATTTTATTTATTATTTAGTTCGTTAACATATTGAGCATAATATTCAGAGCATGCCCTTAATCTCTCTTTTATTTGTTCCTCAATGGCTAAGTCTCTCTCATATCTTAACACAGTCACCCTATGGTGAGCAGGTATGTGATTGACTTTATGAATTGATTTGTTATCCCAATCAGTGAGCAGAGTATCATCTGTATCATACATGGTGTACACTAACTCAAATGATGGCCTATCATAGAGCCACATGTATGCTCTACCCTGCCACTCATAGTCTGAGTTCTCACCTTCTGATGGTGTTGCCGGGAAGGTTTCTAATGACCAGGAGCTCTTAATGTCAATGATTACCTCATCAAGTAAGATGTCACAACACCCTGACATTAGCTCATTAGTTACTCTGATTGTGTTCTTACTGTACTTTTTAGTGAACCTCACCTCATTGAGTAAGTCAATACCATCCTGCTCCCAATCAGTTCCTTTGATCATTGGCTTAGTCTTAATGTCTGAGCTGTATCCAAAGAAGTCCTGTTTTGCTATTTTTCTAATCTCAGACTTAGCAGTCTCAGACAATAGCTCAGACTTACTCCTGGAGTTAGTCATGAGCTTACCTAATTGTGATGGTCTCCATTTCATAGTTGTACCTCCTGTTCTTTGGTTAAATAGAACTTAGCTTTCAACTCCTCAACTGTGAACTCATTAGATGCTATCTTAGCAAGAGCAGCCTTGAAACGTGCATCTGATAATGATTCTTTTTTTGTCTCAGTTGGTGCTGGCTTACTTGCTGCCTCTGCATCGTCATCAATAGCCTGCAAAGATAAAGCACTTTGTAAAGTGTACCTGCGGTAGTAAGTTATGGCAGACCCCATGTCTTTTGGTTGCACAGTAACAGGTAATTTCATAGATGACTCAACCATAACACCCGAGTCAATATCAATAATCTGAGTGCAGACACTTTCATTTTGAATAGGTTGTAATAATAATAAGCCATTCTCAAGTAGAATAGGCTCAACTGCCTCAATAATAGCATTGATATCTGCATAAACAAGATTCATTGTACCATTCTTAGTTGGTATCTTAGCTGTTGAGTTCTTAGTAACCTTACCAATGGCCAACTTTGCCCGGTGTAGTTTTTGGTGTAGAGTCAAGGTGTTACCTAACTCATTTAGCTCCTTGATTTTCTCGGTAGCTGTTTTGATTTCTTTTTCCATACTGTTTTTATTTATTGAGTCAAAGTTAATAAAAGATTGCATATATCACAAATTAAGTTATCAACAATTAGTATTTTATTATGTTAATAACTAATGCTGTTACAGATATTACCAAACTGATTAGAGCCACAGTTAGGTTAATGTAAAATAGTTTATTCTCATCCATTGGCTGTGTCTTTAATAGTTAGCTCCTCACCTGTGAGTGCAATATGTTTCCAAATTTTATTTTGTGATATTAAAATTATTGTGGCTCTTGATACATTAAATGCTTTAGATAATTCAGATTTTGATAACCCTTTTTTTAAAAAGTATTTTATCGCATAAACAGAACTATCATTTAATTTAGAATTTTTAATATCAGACCCTTTTGCTTTCAAACCAGTTTTTTTTGCGTGTTCATGATTATATTCATTAGAACACCACTCCAAATTTTCAACAACATTATTATGTTTGTTTCCATCTTTATGATTGACAACATCTAAACTGCTTTGTCTTTCTAAAAAAGTACTAGCCACGATTGAATGTACAGTTATGTTGTACATTTTTTTTTGCTTATATAATTGACAGAATTTATACCCAGTTCTTTTGTTTTCATGAACCTTTAAAAATTTACATTCAGTAGTTCTAAAATGTTCTTTTCCTGTTATAGCATGAACGTATCTAACTTTCCTACTATTAGTTTTAACTCTTCCATAATTAGAAACTTTGTAATCAGGGAAGTTTCTTATTGTTTTAAATATTTCCATAGTACAAATATACAAAAAATTCAAAACTTATGTATCATTTAACACTAATTCTTCTCCACAAAGACACCAGTACAGGTTTTGAAGTTCATGAACATAGTCAATATCCTTATACCAATCACCATACTCATTTATGTAGAAATGACAATACATATTATCTTTAGTGTCAACATCATATCCACCCTTTTGATAGAGATCTTCAAATTCACTATATTCAAATCCAAATTTTTCTAACCAATTTTTGGTTAATGGTATTGGAGTGCATCCTAATAAGTGATAAAAATCACCGTCAAATTGTTTTACCTCATCTTTCTCAATAAACCAATTACCTATTCTCAATTCATTTGCTTTCATATCTAATCTGTTTCATTATTAATACCCTTGACCGGGTGTTTATATTTCTTTTTTTTGTGCTTTAAATTCACAATGATGCGGGGAAATTTTAGTTTGATTCTCATAAACTTTTGATAAAATTATCATACCATACCACAAAACTATCAAAGTCTCTAACAATAATATACACACCGCCTGCATTCTCAATTGCTTGTTGATACTGTTTTTGTGCTTCACTTTGTTTATCCTTTTGTTTTATCTCAATCTTAACTGACCGCCCTCTGATCGTTGCAGATATATCTGCAGTTCCTTTGGTTGACTGTCCAGGTGTCCATTTGCCCGGCAACTGTTTTGTGTGTGCCATGATGCCGGAACCAACCTGTATCTTTGCTCCTTCCCTGTACTGACCCTGTGAGCTTATTCGTTCAGCTTGACCGCCATTGAACTGTATCCATGCAATGACACACTTTGTCAATGCATTGGCTGAGTTATCTGTCCAATCAGTCTTTGGTATGTATGCCTCCGGCATGTTAGGATACTTCTGTTTCAACTGCTCCATCATAAGAGCATTGAGTTTGTCTTTGTTACTTCGTTTCATGATTCCTGATAATTATTGATATTAAAATGAGAATAAAATAATAACTCAAGTGATGGACATACATTTGATAAAAAATTTTCTTTGCCAATTACCAAAGTACATTCAATTAAAAATCTATTTTCAATCAATTTGTTTTCAATTTTCCAATAAAATTTCATTAGTTCAGAATGATTTATTCCTAAATTTTCTGCAATTTGTTTTGATGTTTTATTCATATTAAAATGGTGTTTCTGTTTTTACTTCAATGTTATCCCATACATCCGGTGTTGGTTTATCATCAGATTTAATTTCGTAATATCTGATACCATTACTTGACACATTTTCAATCTCAATTTTCTTAAATTCAAAGTAAGATCTCAGCCATGAATTAAAATTTCTATTTGTCAGCCATTTTCTGAAATCCTCATAGTCATTAATAAATGTTTCAAACCATTGCTTATAGTTTATCTGTTGACCAGGAGTGAATTTTTTATCATCCATCCAATCAATAAACTCCTTTGATGTTTGATTGATGAGTTTTCTAATCTTTAAATTCTTATGCTCATAAGATACAAGGCCATGCTCAAGATAATAATGTAAACAGTTAATCATGAAATGGTCAAACCTTGCCCACTCATCCTGGTCCCAATCATCAAACAACATACAGTTAAACTCATCCAATGGTGATTTGTGAGCTCCAAAGTAACTTGATAACTCAACTTCAAACATCCTCCTTGTGAATGATCCTCCCTCTGCTCTGATTGTATAATTAGTAGATATCAATACTTTTGGTGAGTCTTTTACCGGTAACTTTACAGCATCTTTGCCCTTGTATTCTATTGTAATACCCTCTGTGATAATGCTAAATAACTTCTCAAAATCAAAATTCTTTTTAACATCATCAAATGCTAACACCTGGCAGTCAGTTGATACTGTCTGATAAGGAAAGGATTTATTAAAATCAAATGTTTTTCCATCAATTGTGGATACTTTTTTCATTTGACTTATTGCATTTGTCAATAATCCTTTACCACTTCCCCCATTAGGATTATCAGATATTACCTCATCATTCAAAATTATTGCTTTGTTGTTAGCGTTTGTCTTATGTGAGTGCAGTAAATATCCTATGACTGACTTCATGCTGTTATATCTCTCTGTTTCTTCACCTGAAATCAACCAGATAAAAGTTCTGAACATGCTCTCATGGTGATCTGCAGTCATGAAATCTCTATTGATAACTTGATCCTTCCAAATATAAAAGTCAAGCTCATCATAATCGTATATCTCATACTTATCCTTGTAAACTTTGACCGCATTATTTTGATAATATATCATAGCAAACTCCTTCTCATCCTTTAAAAAGTCAACATGTGCAGTGTCAATCATTGATAAGTATGGTGTTGTAAAGAGTTTTGTTCTATTTGCACACAGGTTGAATACATCAATTTCATTTGCAGCCTCTAAATTTCTAATGACATGGTCCTTTATTTTGTATTCATTGACCTCCTCAAGGAAATTCTCTGCCTTAGAAATAAACACAAAAGTTTTATCATTACCAACAGGATAGTATTTGTAATAATTCAATGACTGTAAATACAATTTCATTTTGAATGAGTTGATTTGTAGCTTGCCATCTGAACTGTACTCCCAAAACTCATTTATTTTTGTAGTTTCTTTGATGATGTTTATCTCATTGTTCAGCTTTTCAACATCAATATCAGAGAATTGCTGTTGTATATCCTTCTCTTTTTTGCCACTCATGACCATTACTATGAGTTTCTTTTTACGTGGCTTATCCTCAAAGAATTTACTATTGAATTGAGCAGTGTGTTTATAAGCTGAGTTAACAATGTTTGTTATTTCAGAAATCGGAAAGCCATTCTCTGCATATCTTGAGCAGTAAGTCATGGCAGTTTGTTTGTTTACTCCAAAATCATTGAATGATGCTGCCAATTTAAAGACTGAATTGTTCCGGTTGTTTCTGTCATAATGTTTTTGAAACCAAATAACCAACTTATTTGCAATAACATCCTGGTCATTGATAGGAATATTTGTCACATCACCTATCTCAATGGGCTCAAGTTCTGTTATTTGTATTTGAGGTGTGTATATTTCAGCATCAACGTTGACATATATCAATGGATCATAAGATTCAAAACAAGCTCTTGAAACATCTTTGCCGGATTGGTCCACATTAGGAAATTTCTCTTGAATTGTTTTGTAGATACTTTTGAACTCAGTATCATTGGCCACAGGTTGGATTCTGTAAAGTATTTTTACTCCATTGCGAGGTGAAATCCATGCAGAAAAAACATATTTATCTGACTTGATATTCTTTTTGAACTCTTTTGCCTCATCCAATGTATTGAAATCATCAAAATCTAAAACCATCAAACCGGATGATTTTTTTAATCCACTCTTTGACCTAGTAGTGAATACCCCATTGAAGCAAACAATAGGCAATTGAGCTTTTAAAAACTTCTGCTCATCCTCATCCTCTGTAA